AAATTGTTTGCGCTCGGTTTGATATATTCTTTCAGGAAAAACAGTTAGACTGTCATCTCCTTGAACTTTAATGAAGAAATTCTTTCCTTCAATGTTCACTCCAGCTTTGCTGAGTAAAGTAAGTATCATGATTGAATTGACAAATGAATCAAGTAGTTGTGTTTGTTGAAAACCGGAAGCAATTCCGTTTCTCTGCCAAACATATTTTCTACCGTCAGGTAAGCAAATTGGAGTATGCTTGATTGAGTAGCATGTCCATTTCCATAGCCTTTCGATTCTGTCAGGTTCAGTAGTTGAGTTTGGATAAAAGTTTGTTGGAACGTATCCATTATTGAAATCAAAATATGATCTCCACATTGCATGAACGTCATTGATAATTTCGTGTAAAGCACGTTTATCAAATTGACTCCAGTCAAGTGACAAGACGGTTGCGAAAGGAGCTTTCTTATATGCTCGATTCCACAGTTTTCTCCATCCTGCTTTGATCATTTCGTTTCCCCATAGCAGTGGTGATTCAGCATGTTCATTCAAGTAATATTCTTGAAGTGGCCAGATAAAGTGTTGTTCAGCCATTAGTAGTAACTTTGTTACTCCAAAAACTGCACGTATCTTATCTTCTTCGTCGATTCCGACGATGTGTGACCTTGCATGTAAATTCACAAATTCGTATGGTATTGGGTTTCCATTGGTAGTCCAAAATTTTGGATCACCTTCTTTTATTAAATGAATTAATAATCGATTTTCCACAAAGATTTCGTCATATAGGTTATGAAACGATCTTCTTGCATCATAGATTAATCCTTCAGCTTGTTTTCTTGTTATTATCTCTCTAACATTAGAGCGATATGACCAAGGAGCTTCGGAACTAGTATTTAGTGTCCAGGGATAGTATCTGAGATCCGGAAAATGAATTGGTCGAAGTAATTTCTTCGGTTTAAATAATTCATTGGTAACTCGTAGTGCGCGTAAATAATGTTCATCTCTTTTGACATAATGAACTGGTTGTTCGAATGACATAAAATCATCGATTAATCTTGAGTTTGATAAGTCAGATCTTCTTTGTTCAGAGATCTTTTTAATAGTTAGTTCATCAAGGTGTTCGCTTAAAGCGTGTTTGACGATTTTCTCTCTATTTTCTTTTAATTTATCAGACCAAAATCCAGTTTTATTTGCAGTTTTCATTTGTCTAAGAATAGTTTTTGAAACTTTTCCGACATATTGCAAATTG